TCACTCAGATCAAAAGGTAGGGGCGTCATGCAGATCATCAGCGCCGATGAACGATTACGCGAAATTCGCGGCGCCAAGATTTTGCTGCTAGGGAGGCCCGGCATCGGCAAAACCTCGCAAGCGCGCAAGCTCGTTCCCAAGGAAACTTTGTTTGTCGATTGCGAAGCCGGTGATCTATCAATTCTCGATCTGCCGGTGGCTACTATTCGGATCGATAATTTTCCGGATGCGCGTGATCTGGCGTGCCGGATCGGCGGACCGAATAAGAGTTTTCCGCCGACTGCGGCCTATTCGCCGGCGCATTTCGAAGCAATCGGCGGCTACCTCGAAAATCTTGATCAGTATCAGAACATTTTCGTCGATAGCCTGACGGCGATCTCGCGGCTGTCGTTTCGTTATGCCGAGCAGCAGCCAGAGGCCTACAGCGGGCGCACCGGCCGCAAGGATATCCGCGGCGCCTACGGTCTGCACGGTCGCGAGATGGTGCTGTGGCTAAACCAGTTACAGCACGCCAGAGAGAAGAACGTGATCTTTGTCGGGATCCTCGAGCGCGTGGTCGACGAGGTCAAGCACGTCGAGTGGCAATTACAGGCCGAGGGTAGCAAAACCTCGCGCGAGCTGCCTGGCATCATCGACGAGATCATTACTTACCAGTTTCTCGATTTCGGCGATGGCAAGCCGCCGCTGCGTGCCTTTGTTTGCACCAATCCCAATCCGTGGGGCTATCCGGCGAAGGATCGCTCGGGGCGGCTTGATCAGATCGAAGAGCCGGATCTCGGAAAGCTACTAACCAAACTCACCAATCAGCATGAACCGAAACCGAAAGGAGAGAACCCATGACTGATAATACCACGACTAACTTCGACTTTAACAACTTCGGCGGACAACGCAGCTTCGACGTCATTCCGGCGCACACGATCTGCGTCCTGCAAATGACCATTCGTCGCGGCGGTGGCGCCGACAATGGTTGGCTCAGGCCTGCCCACACCGAAAAAGGAGATTCCGAAGGTCTCGACTGCGAATTTACGGTCGTGGGCGGGCCGCATAACGGGCGCAAGCTGTGGCAATTGTATACCATCCGCGGCAGCTCCCACACCCATGACGAGGCCGGCAAGATTTCCGGCGGAACCTTGCGCGCGATCTTGGAAAGCGCGCACGGGATCAATCCTGACGACAAAAGCGAGGCCGCGCAAAATAAGCGCAAGCCGTCGGGCTGGGCTGACTTTGACCAGCTGCGTTTTGTCGCCCGCCTTGGCGTGCAACCGCCGCAGGGCCAATACCCAGCCAAAAATATCATTCTCGAAGTCATCACGCCGAACCTGATGGACTGGCAGAAGCACAAGCCGGAACAGATCAGCGCCAGCGACAAGGCAGCGAATGCGGCAGCAGCGGCGGCGCCAACAACGCCGCCCGCGAATGCGGTTGCGCGACCGGTATGGGGACAGGGGCGGTGATCGTGAACGAGATCTCGAAAAAGGAAGACGCATGGCAGGCGAAGGCGACCGAAGCCGCCATCGCCGCCGTGCGCAAAAACGCACTCAACAGCTCGGGCCTGCCGCCAATGACGCCAGTCGGCAGGCTCAACGATCTGCAATGGGGCTGGCTGGTCACCGCGGCAATCTTTGGTTGGATCCAGACTCGTTGCCAGCAGGCGATCGAGGAAGGGCTGGATCAGGAGCAAGCAGTGCGCCTGACCGGGCTAATGCCGTCGCCTGGTGACGTCGCGGTTGTCACATCGATTTTGCCGATGCTTGCCGACCAGGCCGGGATCGATTGGGCGTTGCCGCTCAAGGCCTGGTCGAAAGACACCATGACCAATTTTTTGTTGATGGCCTGGCGGCTGATTGAAGCGGCGGAAATCGCGCGGGATCAGGGGCCGGGCAAGATCCTAAAGCGGTCAGAGCTTGCAGTCGCGGAGCTTAATAACCCGATCCCTTTCGTCCCGTGAGGTTCGTAATGACGCTCGAGCCGTTGCCGCCCGTGGATGCAATCAGATCGCTGCGCTGGGTGCTGAAGGGGCTGCTTCGGCAACATGGCATGCGATGCATCAGCGTGCGTGAAGTAAGAAGCATCGCAGGTAACAACGAATGAACACGATCTTCCAGTTTTGCGAGCAGAAACAGGCCGAGGATTTCGTGGCAGTGGTAAAAAATCGTTTTGGCCTGACGGCCTTCACGTACGACGATAAGAAAGCACACATTCTAGATGAAGTTGACGATGAGATTGAGCGCCAGATTGAAGAGCTGGGGCGCTGGCTCGGCGCGCGAATTGTAATCAGTGAAGTCCGAGTACTACGTTGGAAGAGTTCAAAGCGATGTGTGAAATCATCATGTCGGGCGTAGGCCTGTGTCCCACCTGAGAATATGGCGCGGATTTGTAGAGGAAGCAGATACGTGAGCACCGTGCTGAATTTCAATCGCTCGAATTTATCGGATCGGCCGATCAATACCCTGATCAACGAGCTGATCGAGCAGGCCGAACCGGCGAGCGAGAATTATCGAATGTATCTCGGCGCCAGCAGTATCGGATCCGAATGTCTGCGCAAGGTGCAATATGATTGGATGGTGGATCCGGTGTTTCCGGCGCGCACCAAGGATATTTTCGCAAGAGGTCATTTTTTTGAAGATCTAACGCGCCAGCATTTGACCGCCGCCGGCTTTAAGTTTGCGCCGCCGGAGCGACTTAGATTCGAAACCGCCGATGGCTTATTCCGCGGCCATGCCGATGGAATTCTCATTGCCGGGCCACAGCTGCCAGCGCTGCGTTATCCGTGTTTGTGGGAACATAAGTGCGTCAAGGACAAGGGCTGGAAAGCGATCGAGCGTGATGGTCTGACCGGGCTCTATCGCGCTTATGCGGCGCAAATCGCGATCTATCAGGCTTATCTGGATATCACCAACCCGGCGCTGTTCAGCGTCACCAACGCCGATGATTGCTCGCGGCTGCATTTTCTGGCGCCGTTCGATGCGCAGCTGGCCCAGAGCACCAGCGACCGCGCGGTGGCGATCATCAAAGCAACGCAAGCCAGCGAGCTGTTGCCCCGCATTACCATCGATCCAAGCGACTGGCGCTGCAAGATGTGCGGCCATCGGGAGCGATGCTGGGAATGACTGATCGCATTTGCCCGATCAATAATCGCGCATGTCGTTGCGATCCCAACGCGGAGAAGGAGAAATTCCGTCCATGCATGCTGGCAAAGCGCATTGGTGCATCGATCAGATTGCTCGCTTCGGATATTGATCGCACATCAGCGATTAATGGATTATTGCGATTACTTCCATCAGCGGCGCTGACCTTCAACGATCTAGCGGTGCTGATCGAGAATTGCGACGGGCAAATCGAGGAAAGAAAGTACAGCGACTCCGACGCCGAGATCATTTTTGCAAAGGGTCAAGAAAAGGGTCGGAAGGAAGAGGCGCGCAAGCAAACGGCGCCACCGGAATTCTACGACACCGAAGGTCAACCACGCTGGCAAGCGATTGCGGTGTTCTGTCAGAACAATATCGCGCGGCTGCGCAGCGAGTGGGAACGCACTTTCATCAATGACATGGCCGGCAACACGCTCTGGCGACAACCGACGCCAAAGCAGGCCAAGCATCTGTTGGCGATCTTCGTGAAATTAGGTGGAAAATATGCCTGCTAAACCGCAAACCCATGCCGCGGATCTCAGTAACTTGCCGAAGGCGCTGGAGCCGCTTACCGAAGAACCCCGCTGGGTGGTGTGGCCCTGGGTATTACGCAAAGCAAAATGGACCAAGCCGCCGCGCCAGGCGCGCGATCCGACGCGCAACGCACGCTCGAATGATCCGACAACCTGGGCCGCCTATAGCGACGCCGTGGCCGCGGTGCTGGCCGGCAATGCCGACGGCATAGGTTATATGCTGCAGAACGCCACCATTGCCGCCGCCGATCTGGATCACGCACGTGACGCGCAAACCGGCGCGCTGGCCGACTGGGCCGAGCGACTCTGTGACGAAGCCGATGGCCTCGGGCTTTACCGGGAAATAACCGTCTCGGGCTGCGGCCTGCGCTTTATCGGCCGATCCCAGGGCGGCGAGCTGCATCGCAAATTCATGCTTGACCGCAACAATGGCGCCGCGCTCGAGCTCTATCGCGACACCGCGCGTTACATCACCATTTCCGGCTTGCAGGAAGGCGCCTGTGAGGATCTGCAATCAATCGATGCTTATCTCGATAGCCTACTGACGCGATTCGACGGCAACAACGGCGGCACAAATTTCGATTTTAATACTGCCGGCCCGCAGCGCGATTATTATCGCGAGATCATCGAGAACGGCGCGCCGGAAGGCGAGCGCAGCGAGAAATTTCAGGAAACGGTCTGGCACCTGGCCAGCAACGGTTACAGCATCGAGCAGATCGTTGACGAGCTCGCCAAATATCCCAACGGCATCAGCTTCAAATACTCCAACCGTCTGCTGGCCGAAGTCACACGCTCTTTCGGGAAGTGGCAGAGCC